TCAGTCATCGATCGTGATCCTCGTGAAGGGGCCGGGGCCGAAGCTCTGGGAGACCTGCGCGACCTCGACGGCATAGCCGGCAAGCACGCCGTCGGTTGCCTGGTCGGCAGCCGGATAGCTCCAGGCGGCAGTGTTTACCGTCGCCTCGCGCAGGATCGCGCCGCCCTGCATCACGCGGACCCGGTACTCCTCGCGCGCCTCGCCCAGGGGAACCTCCTCGGACAGCCAGTTGTCGCCGTCGATCCGGGTGCGGCGGATCCAGCTCAGCTCGAGCGTGCCGTCCTGCTGCCGCTCGGCGCGCAGCTGTGCCGGCGAATAGGGCCGAAGCCCGATCCCCGCGAAGGCCTCGACGCGATGGACGTAAGACGGGTCGTCGTAGCCCCGCTGCGCCGGACCGATCCGGTAATTGCGCGCCAGCCCGCGCGCGGCCTCGGGCAGCTCGATCTGCGACAGGGCGCCGTCGATCACCACGAAGGTGCTGCCCGCCGGCCAGACATCGGGCATCACGCCGTCGGTCCCGAGCTGACCGCGCAGCCGCATCGAAAGCTCGTAGACCCCCGGCGCGACCAGCTCGGCATCGCGGAACTGGAAGAGCTCCCAGGTTCCGCTGCTGCCATCGCCGATCGCGGCGAGGTTGCCGCCGGCGAACACCGCCGCCTCGCTCACCGCGCCCAGCGCCCCCGCGCCCAGCGCCACGCGCAGCGCGGTCCCGCGGTCCCAGATGCCCGGCGCCGCCCGCTCGAGCGGGGTTTCGGTCAGCCCGACCACTGCTGCCTGTCCGATCAGGCGGTTGAGCTCGTATCCGGCATCCTCGGTGGCGGCCGAGTAGACCGCGACGCTTCCGGGCCAGGGATCGGCCGCGACGGCGACATGCGGCGCATGCGGCACCTCCGCCCCAGTCAGGAGCGGCAGGTCGAGGAACAGCGGATAGACCGGCAGCGGCGGCGCGAAGGGCCGCAGCCCGACCGGCAGGTCCGCCGCGTCGCTCGCCACCTGGACCTCGGGTTCGACCCGGACCGCTTCGAGCAGGCTCGCGCCGTCGTGCTCGACCCGGTCGATGCGGTAGAGCCCGCTGGTCTCGCCGATCGCCAGGCGGACCACGTCTCCCGCCCCCACTGCCAGCGCCGAGGGTGGCAGCGCGAAGCGGGCGCTGTCGCGCGCGACGCGGGATTCTGCCAGCCACCGCTCCACCACCGCCCGGCCCTCCGCCGCGGTCAGCACAAGCGGCAGCTCCGACTGCGAGACACTGTAGGTCCGCTCGTCGGGGAAGATCGCTTCCGCCGCCCGCGCCTCGTAGTCGCCGTCCGCCTCGACATGGGTCAGCCGCACCCGCCCGGCGACCTCGGCCGCCGGCGCGCGCGTGGTCTCGAGCGATCCTGCCTGTTCGGCGGTCATAGCGAGGTCATCGGCGAAAAGCGTGCGGAACGGGCGCCGGCCCCGGCTGCGGAACACCAGCTTGCCCTCGCGTTCGATCGCCTCGAACCCGTAGGCCAGCATCAGCGGCTGCAGGACCGACCGCGCCGGATCGACGTCCGAGACCGAGTAGCCGCGGACCAGGCCGTAGAGGTCGCCCACATCCACCTCGTTGACCCCCGATCGCGCGCAGATCTCGGCAACCACAGCCGCCAGCACCTGCGCGCTCGTGCGCCCGTTCAGCCAGTGGCCGCGGGCGTAGTTCTCGCCATCCGCCCAGAGCTCGGTCAGTGCGGGGAACTGCGGATAGGGTCGGGCGTCCCAGGCCCAGGCATGGGCGCGCGACAGCTCGACCATCGGCCCGCCGTAGAGGTCAGACACCGGATTGTTGGCCGCATCCCCCCAGTAGCCAAGCACCGCCCGGAAGTACTGCACCTGGATCAGGTCGTCGCGCGCGCCGCTCGAATAGCGTGGCAGCGCCGATTCCGAGGACTTCGGGTCAAGGAACTTGTTTGGCTCGTTGGTGCCCCTGTCGATCGCCGCGCAGCCGAACTCAGTGAACCAGATCGGCTTGCTGCGTGGCACCCAGGGCGACGGCGCCGGCTGGCGCAGGCCGCCTATCCGGTCGTGATGCGCGTTGCCCCACCAGCCGCGCAGGTCCTTGTAGCGGAACACCCAGGGCTCGCCATAGGCGCCGTCGGTGATCGGCGTGCGCAGCTGCACGGCACGCGCCGCCTCGGACCCGTAGTACCAGTCGTAGCCCTCGCCGCCGGCGACGTTGCCCTTCAGGTAGCCCAGCGCATGGATCGCGCCCCAGTCGGCGTCGGCGTGGTCCGCACCGTCGCGCCAGTCCGACAGCGGCATGTAGTTGTCGATCGCCACAACGTCGATCGCCGGATCGGCCCAGAGCGGATCGAGGTGGAAGTAGACGTCGTCCGAACCGTCCTGCGGGTGGTAGCCGAAGTACTCGCTCCAGTCCGCGGCATAGGTGATCTTGGTCTCCGGCCCCAGGATCGCGCGGACGTCCGCGGCCAGCGTCCGCAGCGCCTCGACGGCCGGGAACAGCGCGCCGGCACCGCGGATCTGCGTGAGCCCCCGCAACTCCGATCCGATCACGAAGGCGTCCACGCCGCCCGCGGCCACGCACAGCGAGGCATAGTGCAGGATCATCCGCCGGTAACCCCACTCCGCCGGCCCCGTGTAGCTCACGCCCGTCGGCGTGGCGGTGAACTGCGCCGGCTGGGCGCTGCCGAAGAAGGCCGCAACCTCGGCCTCCGCCGCGACGGTGCCGTCGGGCGAGCCGGGTCGGCCCGGCGCCGCCGAGAGCGTGATGCGCCCACGCCAGGGCAGGACCGGCTGATCAACTGCGTCGCTCCAGGGGTCCGCAAGGCCGTTCCCCTCCAGCTGTTGCATCAGCAGGAACGGGTAGAACACCGCCTTCTGCCCGCCCTCGCGGATCGCTTGCAGCGCCTCGATCACCGCGGCATCGGCGGGCGTGCCCCCGTAGACCGGCCGATCCTCCAGCGTCGGCACAAGCTCGGCCTGCGCCCGGGTCAGACCCGAGACGCGCCAGGGCATCCCGGTGCCGTCCGCCGCTTTCTGCTCGACCTTGGGCCGAACCGTGCAGCTGCCGCAACGCAGGTCATCGCCGAACCACGAGACCACGACCAGCACCGAACCGCAGGCCGGAAGCTCCTCGCGCAAGGCGCGCAGCGAAACAGCGAAGTCGGTCCCGCCCGCCGGGCTGTGGACGTTCGCGGTACGGGTCTGGCCGGGACGCTCGGCATAGTGCACCGGCGTCGTCGCCAGCGAATACTCGCCCGTGCCCGGCACCAGCGCGACCGCCTGGACCAGATCGGCGAGGCCCTCGCCGACAGCGGTCCCCGGCTGGGCCGCCCGGATCACCTCGAAGCTCAGCTGCGGGACGCGGTTGCCGAAGTTCGCCAGCGGAAGGTCCTCGAAGACCACATAGGCGATCCCGCGATAGGCCGGCGCATTCCCGGCGCCCTCGACGGCCGCGATCTTGGGATCGGGCAGCTGATCCTCGGTGCCGGTGTAGACCCGCATCGCGATCTCATCGCGCGCGATCTCCAGCCCGTCGGCCCAGACGCGGCCGACCCGCACGATGGGCCCCTCGCAGAGCGCCACGGCAAGGCTGACGCTGTAGCTGTAACTCTGCGTCTTCGGCGCCGAGGGAGCGCCCTTGCCGCCCCCGCTGGTCGTCACGGTCTCCTGAAACCGCGTCGCCCAGATCACCTGGCCGGACACCCGCGTCCGGCCCCAGACCTGCAAGACCGGCGCGCCCTCGCTCGCGCCCATCAGGCGGAACCGCTCGACGCGCCCGGTCTCCACCACCGCCGATCCGGCGCCGAGCAGGCGCTGGTCGATCACCCGCCCGATCGTCGCGCCCACCGCGCGGCCGATCACCGCCGCCGAAAGCCCCAGGACCGACCCGCCGATCCCGGCGCCGATCGTGGCCCCGATCGCGGAAAAGACAATCGTCGCCATCAGCGCGTCTCCTCGGGAAAGGCGAAGCGCGCCACGATGCGGCGCGCCCAGGGGCCGGACAGCGGGCTTTCGACCACGCCGTGCCCGGCATAGGCGTGGATGAAGGACGCAGGCGGCCGCCCCGGTCCGGCGATGCCGAGATGCTTGGCGACCGCGCCGTCGCGCATGCGGAACAGGATCACGTCGCCCGGCTCGGGCGACACCCCCGCCTGCGGCACCAGGTGCCGCAGCGCTGCGCGCCACAGCGCCTCGTCGCGCGCCGGCTCCGACCAGTCGGGCGTGTAGGGCGGAACCGCCTCCGGCTCGCGGCCGTAGAGCGCCTGCCACACCCCGCGGACCAGGCCCAGGCAATCCGCCCCGGCTCCCCGGGTCGCCGCCTGGTGCCGATAGGGCGTGCCGATCCAGGCGCGCGCCTCCTCGATCGCGTGCAGGGCAACGGTCACGGGCTGCCCCCCGGGAACGGGAACTGCGGCAGTGGACCGCGCTCCCACAGCGCGCCCCCGGGGTTGGCGCCCGTGCGCACCGGGTAGCTCAGCAGCCAGTCCTCGCCAGGAATATGCGGAAATCCGCGGAAGTTCAGGAAGTTCTGGAACTTCAGCCGGCAGGTCTCGGCGCGTTTGTCGCAGCCCGCCTCGATCCGCACGATGTCCCCCGCCTCGACCGGCAGCGGCAGCGCCTCCCAGAGCTCGAGGCGACGCGCCGTACCGGCAGCCCGGTCGTTCTTCACGATGCCGGCCAGTCCGGCGGCCGGCCCGGTCAGGACCCGCAGGTTGCCGCGCTCGAACCAGCGGTCGTCGAAGCCAGGCAACGAGGCGAAGCGGAAGACCCGCCCCTCCTCGACGAGTTCGGCCGCGCGTTCGGTCGCGTAGCCGGGCTGGCTCAGGTCGAAGCGGCAGAGCGCATCGCCCAGCACGGCGGAGCAGGGCCGCTGGTAGACCCGCCCCTGCGGCTGGTTCAGCGCCTCGGTCAGCCCGCGCAGCTCGGCCTGGAACGCGCCTCCCGCCCGCGACACCTCGCCGACGCTGCCGCGGAATTGCAGAAGCCGCTCGGAGACATCGGCCCAGTTCACCAGCCAGGCCCGAACCTCGGCGCCGTCGTAGCGCCCGGCCAGGATGTCCTCCTCGGTCAGCGCCGCGTCCGACAGCGCACCGAGCGCCTCGGTGTTGTCGACCGCCAGTCCGGTCGTCTGCTGCAGAGTGCGGGCGGTGAGCCCGGTGTGGGCCCGGAAGGTCACGCCCTCGAAGGCCAGGTCGCGGTCGTGGTCGGTGAAACCCATCTCCACCCCGTCGCGCCGGCGTACCGCCCAGCAGCGGCAGACCGTCGTCGCGCCGCTCGCGAGATGCGCGGCGAAGCTCTCCGAAAGCGCCATCAGACCCGCACCTCCACGATCGGCACGGTGGGCACCTCGCCCGCCTGGAAGCTCGCGACCGAGGTCTGGATGCGGTCGGTGTCGAAGCGCACGGCCACATCGAACTCGAACCCGGCGGTCACCTCCACGCCGATGTCCGGCGCCTCGGCGAAGCTGACGAGGCCGGTCGTATGGTCGACCGTGTAGTGCACCGTCTCGACCATCGGGTCGCCCTGAACGCCGCATTTCACCGTGCCAGAGACCGGCTTGGCGATCGGGCGGCGGTAGTCCTCAAGCCCCGAGCGGTAGGTCTTCGCCAGCTGGAAGACCGTCGCGTCGCCGTCGCCCAGGCCGATCACCTGGTCGCGGAAGTCGGGCGTGCCCGAGGGCAGGCACGACTTGTGGTCCGACCAGTCCTTCCAGCGGAACCCGAAGAGCTGGCCGCGCCGCGCCTCGAAGAACGCGATCAGCGCCTCGACGTCGTCCAGGCTGCGCAGCCCCACCCCGGCGTCGTAGCGCCGCCGCGAATGCGCCCAGGGGGTGTTGCGCTCCTCGAAGCCGTTCGCCAGCGTCACCACCTCGGTGCGCCGCTCGGGCCCGCCGACCGAGCCGAAGCTCAGGTTCGCGGGAAACCTGATCTCGTGAAATCCCATCCCTGCCTCCAGGCCGGAGCGCCGCCGCGCAGGCGGCTCCGGCATCTTCCCCGTGGTTCACGTCCGGCCGCACCCGCGCCCGGCGCTCGTCTCAGCGGTTGCGCTGCCCGCGCGACAGCGCGCGGGTGACCTGCGCCGCGATCTGGCCCTGGCTGCGGCGGAAGCCCTCGACGTCGGGCGTGGCGATGTTCATGACCACGTTCATCGGCCGCCCGGCACCTTCCATGCGCACGCCGAGCCGGCCGTCCGCGCCGCGCGACAGCGGCATGATCGCTTCCGGTCCCGCCTCGCCCATCAGGCCGCGCCCGCCGCGCATCGGGAAGCTCACCGGGCCGCTCACGATGCCGCCCTGGGCGAACGGCACTACCCGGCCCTGGCTGAAGGCGGCGCCCTTCGCGAAGGGGATCATCCCCGAAACGAAGGTCTCGACCGCGCCGGCGATCAGCCCGCCGAAGTGGTCGGTCACCGGCTTCAGGGCCGCGGCGTAGGCCGCGTCGGCAATCGACTTCGCCAGGCCCTTCATCGCATCCGACAGCTTCATCCCGTCGAAGATCAGCCCGTCGAAGGCCGACCGCAGCCCCCGACCGATCGCGCCAGAAAGGCCAGCCACGTCGCGCCCGGTCGCCGCGAGCGACTCGCGCATCCGCCCGAGCTCGCCGTCGAAGGCCGCGGCCATGCCCTGCGCGCCGCCGAGGCTCGCTTCCAGCGCCCGCACCTGGTCGCCGAAGCCGTCCAATCCGTCCACTTCATCCATCCTCGGTCTCTCTCCTTGCGTCGGGGTAGGCCGCCGCCAGCTCCATCAGCCGCGCGCGGCCAAGCGGCGGGGCCGCGCCACCGTCCTGTCCCAGCAGGACCAGAAGCTCGGCCGGCGTCAGCGCCCAGAACTCGGCGGGCCGCAGACCGAGGCCGCGCAGCCCCAGCCGCATCAGTCCCGCCCAGTCGAACGGTGTCATGCCGCCCCCGGCTCCGAGGGCAGCTGGAAGGCCCGGACCAGAAGCTCGGCCGCCGCCCGTGCCGCGGCCAGCGGCCCGCCCTCGATCTCGGCGCTGCGCAGGTCCTCGCCGGTTCCGCGCCAGCCGCCGCCGCGCAGACCGGCCACGATCAGCTGCAGCACGTCGCGGCTCGAGAAGCGCCCGCCCTCGAACCGTTCGGCCAGCGCCACCAGCGTGTCGGTGCCGAGCGCCGCCTCCAGCTCGGCGAGCGCCCCGAGCGTCAGCTTCAGGACCCGCCGCTCGCCGTCGATGACCAGCGCCACCTCGCCCGCCCAGGGGTTCGCCATCAGAGCGCCGTGAAGCTCAGCGCCCCGGCCGAGGCCAGCGTCAGCTCGTAGCTCGCCTCGCCGTTGTAGCTGCCGGCGTACTCGATCGCGCTCAGCTGGAAGGGCCCTTCCACGATGCCGAAATTCGGGATGATCACCTGGAATGCCGGCACCTCGCCGTCGAAGAAGATCTGCCGGGCCCGCTCGTCGGTCGCGGCATCCTTGAACACGCCCGACCCGGTGATCGAGGCCGCCTTGACGCCCGCCCCCGCCAGCAGCTCGCGCCAGCCGCCCTGGCTCTCCAGGCTCGTGACGTCCACCGTCTCGGCGTTGAAGCTGATGCGCGAGGCCCTGAGCCCCGCGATGGTCTCGAACTGACCGCCCCCGGTCATGTCCATCTTGATCAGAAGGTCCTTGCCGCTCTGCGCCGCCATGTCGCTCACTCCAGAAGGTTGAGATCAGTCGAGGTCCACGCGCGCGCGGAACCAAAGGTCGATGCGCCGCTGGTCGGCCGCTCCGACGCGCCGCGCCCGGGCGCGCAGGAACCACAGGTCGACCAGCCGCCCCTCGGACAGGATCAGCTCGGCCCCGACCAGCGCGTCGCAGACCGCCCCGGCCAGCGCCTTGGCGGTCTGGAACCCGGCGGCGTCGCTCACCACGCTGACCGTGAAGTCGTGCTCGCTGCCCAGGCCCGTCGCGTCCGACCGGTCGCGCGCATCCTCCGGGCCGAGGCTCACGTAGAGCGGCGGCAGCGGGCCCGGCGGCACCGCGTCGTAGATCGCGCTGCCGACCAGCGCGTCGACCGCGCCGTCCGCCATCAGTCTCTGGTAGACCGCCCCCTGCAGGGCCGAGGCCGCTCGATAGCTCATGCCGTCGCCTCCTCGCGCGCAAAGCACGCCAGATAGTGGCCCCGCCGGTCGTGTTCGGTGACCGCGGTGATCAGAAACACCCGCGTCCCCTCGCGGAAGCGCTGCTCCGGCCGCGGCCGCGATGGCGCGCCGGGCGGTGCCGCCCGCACCACGATGCGGTAGGGCACTGCCGACAGGGTCAGGAACTCGCCCGCGCTCTCGCGCCCCGCGCCAGGGGTGATCTCGGCCCAGAGCTCGCCCATCGCGGCCCAGATCTCGCTGAAGCCGCCCGCGCCGTCGGGCAGGCGCACCGGCGCCTCGAGCACCAGCCTGCGGTTCAGGATCGGCAGGCCCATCAGCGCTGGCCCCCGAAACCGCGCACGGTGCGCCAGCGCTCGATGAGCGCCATCACCCCGAACGGCAGGGACCCCGGTGCCGCGCCCTCCTCGTGGCGGCGCTCGAAATAGCCCGCCGCGATCAGAAGCACCGCCTGCCTCAGCTCGACCGGCAGGTCGCCCCAGGCCGCGCCGAAGCCCGCCGTCAGCCGGATCTCGGCGGTGCCCCCGGTCGGAATCGTGGGCAGCGCCGCCGCCGTCGCCCGCAGCCGCGGGCGCTGGGTGTCCCTCTCCAGGTCGTAGCGCGACGCGTCCACCACGGTCTCGGCTCCCGCGCGGTCGACCAGCGTCAGCGACAGGATCGTCGTCACCGGCGCGATCGGCAGCGCCTGCGCGTCGATCTCACGCCAGGCCGAGATCGACCAGCGGAACTGCCGCGCGTAAAGCGCCTTGCCGGTCCGCGCCTCGACCGCCGCCAGCGCCGCGCGCAGAAGCTCCTCAAGGTAGCCATCCGCGGCGCCAGCATCGGCGAAGCCGGTGCCCAGCCGCAGGTGGTCCTTGAACTCCTGCAGCGGCAGGGCCGCGCCGGGCACCTGCGTCTCCTCGATCAGCATCATGGGTGCGAGACCTCCGGAAAGTCGTTCCCCTTCCCGCCGGCGGCGGAACGGTCGGGCGCGCGCGCTTCCGCCGCCCCGGCGGGGGGAGCGACCGGGCAGCGGAAAGACGGGCCCTGCGGCCCCGGGCGCGCGCGCCCGCCGGACGCTCCGCCGGGACGGCGGAGCGGCCCTCGGATGTCGGGTCACGACACCGAGAACTTCATCACCTTGATCGCGGCGAAGTCGCTCACGTCGCCACCGACCCGCTTGGTGGCGTAGAACAGCACGTGCGGCTTGGCCGAGAACGGATCGCGCAGGATCCGCAGGTCGGGCCGCTCCGCCACCGTGTAGCCGGCGCGGAAGTCGCCGAAGGCGATGGCATAGCTGGCCGAGGCGATGTCGGGCATGTCCTCGGCGATCATCACCGGGTAGCCCATCAGACGCGCCGGCTCGCCCGCTGCCAGACCGTCCGACCACAGGAAGCGGCCGTCGGCGTCCTTCATCTTGCGCACCGCGCCGGCGGTCTTCGAATTCATCACGAAGGCCGCATTGGCGCGATAGTCGGCGTCGAGCGCATAGACCAGATCGACGATCGCATCCGAGGGGTTGGTCGCCTCGAAGTCGCCGTCCGCACCGGTCGGCACATAGCCGAGCGAGCCCCAGGTCCACAGCGCGTCGTCCACCTTCGGATGCGCGAGGAACCCCTTGGGCTTGCCGATGCCGTCGCCCGAGACGAAGGCCGCCGCCTCGGCGCGCGCGAACTTCTGCGCGATGCGGTCGGCGAGCCAGGTCTCGATGTCGAAGGCGCTGTCGTCGAGCAGGCGCTGGCTCGCCTTCGGCAGCGCCGAAAGCTCGTGCAGCGGGATCGAGATGCGCTCGATCTGCGGCGTGGAGGTCTCCGTGACCGGACCCGCCTCGGTGCCCCAGCCCGAACCGACCTCGCCGTGGTCGATCAGCACGTCGTAGGAATTCGCCATCACGTTCACGACGTTGGCGATCGCGCGGATCGAGGCGGTCGAGGTCAGCACCCCGCGGATCGTCTCGGCGGTCTGCGGATCGACCAGGTAGCCGCCGTCCGAGTTCACTGCGGTGGAGAGTGCCTTGCCCTCCAGGGTCAGGCCGCGCAGCGCCGCGTCGTCGCCGGTGCGCAGGTAGGCGTCAAAGGCCTTCTGGTGCGGCGCGTCGGTCGCGGCGGCCGCGGAAAGGGCGGGGCGCCCGGCCGAAGCGGTCAGGGGCGCGGTCTTGCGGTCCAGCATGTTCAGTCGCTCTTCCTGTTGTTGAAATCTCGAGGAAATATCGGTCTGGAAATCCCTGAAATCGCTCAGGAACCCGGTCAGCGCGGATTTCACTTCCGCAGCCGCCGGCGCGCCCTCGCCGGGCAGACCCTGCCCGGTCCGAGCCTTGGTCTCGGTCTTGCTCATCGCTTGGTCCCGTCTCTCTGGGTGGTGAAGCGCCCGGCGCTCAGTCGCGGGCCATCAGCCGGCGCGCCGCGTGCAGCGCATCGGCCAGTTCGCGCAGCGCCGCGTCCTCGGGGCCCTGCCCCTTGGCACCGACCCGCGCCTGCACGAGCATCGGGAAGGTCACCAGCGACACCTCCCACAGCTCGACCTCGGCCAGGAGCCGCCGCCCCTTGCCGTCCCGCTCGGCCCGCTTGGTGCGATAGCCGATCGACAGCCCGTCGATGGCGCCCGCGGCGACCAGCGAGGCCGCCTCGCGGCCCTTGGCGACGTCGGTCAGGATCCGGCCGCGGACCCAAAGGCCCTTCTGGTCCTCGCGAACGTCGTCCCAGACGCCGATCGGCTGGAACGCATCGTGCTGCCACAGCATCCGCACCTTGCGCCCGGCCTTCAGCGAGGGCGCGAAGGCCCCCGGCAGGACCGCGTCGCCGCCCTGGTCGACGCTGCCGAAGACCGAGGCGTAGCCCTCGATCGTCGCGTCGTCGCCCACCGTGACCCCGCTCACACGGCAGAACTTGGTCTCAAGCCCCTCGCCGCCCGCGTCATCGTCCCACATCCGGCTAACCTCCCAGCCCGAAATCCAGATAGGCCCGGGCGACCTCCGCCAGGACCACGGCCGCCACGCCATAGACGGCGACCCAGAGCCGCTTCTCCAGCCGCTCCACCGCGGCTTCGAGCCGCGCAAAGTGGCGCTCGAACGCGTCGAGTTGCGTCTCGACGATCCGCTCGTGCGCCTCGACCCGGTGGACCGAGGCGAACTCGAAGGGCTCGTAGAGGAACCGCGATCCCCCGTCCGCCGCCCGCCGGCGTGCCGCCATCGGCTCAGCCCTCGTCCGCGATCCGCGGCAGGCCCAGAAGCGCGCGTTTCTCCGCGTCGGTCAGGAAGTCCGCCTCGGCGATCCGCCGCCACTGGCTGTCGCGCTCGGCCGCCAGCGCCGGCACCTGGTCGAGGTCGGGGCGCAGCTCCACCGTCTCGCCGTGGAAGGCCGAGAGCCAGTGCGCCACCGCCGCCGCCACCTTCTGCGCCAGCGGCACGACCGTCAGGCGGTAGAGCGCCCGGTTCGCCTCCTGGTAGTTGGCGTAGGTCGCATCGCCCGGAATGCCCAGCAGCATCGGCGGCACGCCGAAGGCCAGGGCGATCTCGCGCGCGGCGGCCTCCTTGGTCTTGTGGAACTCCATGTCCGACGGGCTGAACCCCATCGGCTTCCAGTCGAGCCCGCCTTCCAGCAGCATCGGCCGCCCGGCGTTGCGGGCGCCCATGTGGTAGCTCTCCATCTCGCTCACCAGCCGGTCATACTGGTCGGCCGACAGGCTCCCCTGCCCGTCCGCGCCGCGGAACACGATCGCCCCCGAGGGCCGCGCGGCGTTGTCGAGAAGCGCCTTCGACCAGGCGCTGGCCGCGTTGTGCACGTCGATCGCGCTCGCCGCCGCCTGCATCGGGCTCAGCCCGTAGTGGTCGTCGAGCGGGTGGAACGACCGGATGTGCAGGACCGGCGGCTGCGGCCCGGACACCTCGAAGCGGTGCTTGCGCGCGCCCACCGTGTAGTCGTAGGCCACCGGCCAGCCGTCCGCGCCCGGCACCAGGCTCATCCGGTCCGACCTGAGCACGTGCAGCTCGGCCGGCCGCCCGCCGCCGTCGCTCACCGCTTCAAGATAGCCGTTGCCGCTCAGGAGCAGCTGGCCGTAGAGCGCCTCGAACAGCTCGGCCCGGCCCTGCGCCGGGTTCGGCCGCCCGATCAGCTCCAGAAGCGGATGCGCCTCGTAGCGCCGCTCGGCATCCTGCAGCACCAGCGGCAGCGCCGCCGCCGCCTCGGCGATCAGCTTGATCGAGCGGAACCCAACAGGGTTGCCCACGAACCCCGCCCGCGTCAGCGAGCCGGTGTCGCGCGGCGACCAGGCCACCCGGCCGGCGCCCGACCAGGCGATCACCGGGCCGGTCGCGCTGGCCTTGGTCTCGGGCGCAGCCGCGCCCTCCCGCCGCCTCAGGAAATCGAACACCATCCCTTGCTCCTCGTGCTTTCCGCCGGCCCGGCCGCCTCGCGCGACCGACCTCTCCCGTCCGGGCGCGGCGCCTTTCGGCGCTGCCGGATCAGACCTGCCGGATCTTCGGCTCGCGCCACTGCGCGGCCGGCTCGATGATCAGGTCGCTCAGCGCCCAGACCAGGGCGTCGACCCGGTCGGGGCTGCCCTTGCCGCGGTAGCCCTGCGCCGTCATCCGGCACATCTGGTCCTCGAGCCGCCCGAGCCCGCGCAGGTGGCGCACCCGCCCCTGCTCGTAGAGCGCCGCGACCGGTTCGGCGCGCGCCGCCTTGCCGCGGCTTGCGTGCACCGCCCTGAGCGGCGCCAGGGGATCGACCTGGCGCAGCACCGAGCCGACCAGCGCGCCACCCTGGTTGACCTCGGCCACCAGCCGCTCGGCGTCGTGCCGGTCGCGCGCCGCGATCGCCGCCTTCGCCCATTCGAGCGGCGAGGCGCCCTGCACGCTTGCGTCCTCCAGCACGACGGCCCGCCAGGTGCCCGGCGGTCCCCGTGTCACCGCCCCTGCCACCACGATCCCGCATTCGTCCGACCCGGCATGCCCGCTCACCGGCGGATCGACCGCCACCACGATGCGGTCGAATTCGGGCAGTGCGTCCTCGTCGATCCGCGCCGCCTCCAGCGCCGCCGTGGTCCAGAGCGCGCCGTCGACGTCGTCGAGCATCACGCCCTCCAGCTCCTGCCGGCCGAGCCGCGTGCCGGCGTAACGGCCATAGACGACCTCCAGGAACGAGGCCGGCAGGTTCGCCCGGTTCGCTTCCGTCGGCGCCGTCGTCACCACCGTCGTCGGGGCCGCCAGCACCTTCTTCAGCACCTCCACGTTGCGCGGCGTCGTCGTCACCACCTGCTGCGGGTGCGGCCCCAGCCGCAGCCCGAACTGCAGCATGTCCCAGGCCTCCTCGGCCCGCTTCCACTTCGCCAGCTCGTCGACCCAGGCGGCATCGAACTGCGGGCCGCGCAGCGCCTCCGGGTCGTGCGCCGAATGCACCTGCGCCACCGCCCCGTTGGGCCAGACCAGCCGCCGTCGCCCCGCCTCCCATTCCGGCCGCCGGTCGGGCGGCGAGCAGGCGAGGATGCCGCTCTCGCCGAACACCATCACCTCGCGGACCTGGTCGACCGTCTCGCCCAGAAGCGCCACGCGCCTGGCGCGGCCGGCGTCGCGCGGCCGGTCGCCCTCGACCATCGTGCGCACCCATTCCGCCCCGGCCCGGGTCTTGCCCGCCCCGCGCCCGCCCAGGGTCACCCAGGTGCGCCAGTCCTCGCCCTCCGGCGGCAGCTGGTGCGGCAGCGCCCAGAACTCGAACATCCAGGGCAGCGCGACCAGCTCGGCCTCGCCGAGCTCACTCAGGAACGCCTCCTGCACCTGCCGCGGCGCGGAGGCGATCCAGGCGGCGCCCGATCGAAGCGCGGGCTTCGGCGAAGTCGATCTCGTGCGCGGCGGGTCCGCCGGCGTTCTCCCGAACGAGCTTTTCAATTCTGTCACGCTCCGAATAGGCGAGAAGCGCCCATTTCTTCAGATCGGCCGCCTCCTCCGCCACGCCCTTCAGCGCGCCGCCCTCGCCGCGCATCAGGGCCTCGAGCCGGCGCTGCATCTCCGCCGCGCTGGCCTCGAGGAAGAAGAGAATTTCGCCGAGCCTGGTTTCCGGCGCCGACCGACCGTCAGCGCCCGTTCCGTCCGCCAT